GGAAACAGTATAGTGTTAACCCAAGTATTATAATCTGCCTCTAATATCATTAAACAAATCCTGGGATGATTTGTCCTGTTGCTAGGTAGATGCCACCGAATAGCACGAATGCCATCATAGCGGGTCTACCTATTGCTTGCTCAAAAATGTCTTTGTTATTCATTAGACGAAACCTGGGATGATTTGTCCTGTTGTTAGGTAAGCACCTAATCCTGCGATGATACCTAGCATTGCTAGTCTACCATTAAGTTTTTCAGCAACTACCTTTTGTCTTTCGATTGGTTTAGGTGTTGTCATTAAAAGATACCTGGGATTAGTTGTCCTGTTGTAGCATATGCGCCTACTGCTGCTACGAAGCCAAGCATTGCTGCCCAACCGTTAAATCTTTCTGCTTCTGGTGTCATGATTGTGTCCTAGATAAAATTGAATAAGTGAATGTGTCTTTAGAATCCTAAGATACCAAAGAAAAAGAAACTGCCTGTGGCAATATATGATATAAGTCCTGTAGTAAATCCGAGCATGGCAAGTCTGCCGTTAATCTTCTCAGCATTAGGACCATAACCCTCATACTCTGAGTCGAGATAAGGAACTGGCTCAGTTGGATACATGTTTTGTCTTCCGCCAGATTCGGTTACAGTAGTCATTGTGTTAAGTTATGTAACAATGTATATACTATATATCAAATTGTAAACTTTGTCAAGGGCGGTGTGACAGTTTCGTGACTGTCTTATGTTTTTTTAATAAGAAATATAACTTATTCTAATGTCTCTCCGTAATCTACTTCACTATTAAACTGTATATAATCTTCCATATTTACGTCAGGTGTAAAGGAAATGTCACCTATACCGTCACTTAAAAAGATAGGTCCTGCCTCCTCTTTGTGCTCGTGCTTTGGATACTCATCTCTGATTGATTTCAATCCTTGATAGTAATGAAAGAGAAGATTGAGTGTCTCGTCTTTCAACTCTTCAGTTTCCAATGCATCTTTAAACGCTGCCTTTGCATAGTGGACAGCTTTATCAAAATTTTGGCAGGACATGGTGAGAAAATTAATTGTTTTTTATATAGGCTCGGACTTCATCGGATGGGTCTAACCACTTTGTGTATTCAAAGTCTTCGATGGCAGTCTCTAATTGCATACCATTATCACAAAGATACATGTCTCTGTATCTGTCTGTGTATTCGTTGTATTTCTGGATGCGGTAGTCAGGCATTCCGTTATCAAGAGTCCCTGCTTCGACATATCGGTAAGGGAATCGCTCTGTGATGACAATAGGTTTCATGTGAGGTTTGTATAACCTTGTCATTATAGCACACTATGTGAAAGAAAACCACCCTGTAATGATAAATTTTTCTGATGTATTGGAAACCACACCTCTGTGGAAGTGAGTCCAATCTGATGGCCATATGACAGTGTATCCTCTCTTAGCAGGCACATACTTGTCTTGATGAAACCACTCTGTGCCTCCGTCAGGCACATCATTCAAATATGTCATAAACACTAGGTGTCTATAGACATTCCCAGGTGAAGAGTTTGCCCTCTCTGTGTGCCACTCTTTAAATCCACCACCAATAGGATAGTGTTGGAGGGATAGTGGCTCTACTATCTCAAATCTAGATAACTCTGCGAAGGGAAACCTCTCAAGATATTTATTTAATACCCCTTGAAGTGACATCAAATAGTTGTGAATCTCAGGTAAATGTAAGGAAACAGGGACATGTAAGTCTAGTGAATCCTTGTAGTCTTTATCAACATACTTATCTCCACCCTCATAAACCATACCTTCATGACGAGCGAGTATGTTTTGATGATGCCAGAAATGATATAGTCCTTTTACTACATCCTCTTCAATGTAGTCACCCCATATAAAGTCTGACTCTTTCTCACATAGTTTACCTTTATAGGTTACAATTTCTTTCAACAGTCTTCTCGGTATTCTCTAATAATTATCTTGGGGTCACCCTCGTCATCCCAGAGTGTGCGTTTGACTATGTCAGTTTTACCCCTCATGTTATATGAAATGATTGTGCGTGGCACATCTGATGTATTATCTTCTGCTTCGTGTGTGATATGGGATGGGAAGATTACCATGTCACCTTCTTTCACTGGTGGTAAATAGTCTTCTAACTTTCCATTCCAAGGATTACCAAATGGAGAATAGAATTTAGTTGGAAGATGCACTTTCTCATCATAGTCCAAGTAAATTACTGACGACCATCCAGATGCACCATGATTGTGACAACCATGTGACATCCCTTTCAATGCAGTTTGAAACCACATGTCAGTAAATTCTACACGTGTTTTTCCTGTAAAATCCTGTAGGTAAGGAGTGATGATATCAATAACAACATCACTCCAATCAGGAAGTTTATACTTTAACTCTTCATCGAAGAAGTCTGTGTAGACTTGTCCGTTAGATTCAAGCATAGACTCTTGTATGTCTGGTAGTGCCTCTTTGATTTTCTTCTTGGCAATGTGCCAATTCGCAATCTCATAATGTATGAGGGGCACACTAAACATACTAACAACGGTCATCGCATCTCCTGCAACTCACGAATTCTTTCACTGACAACTATAGCGTCATCAATGCGTCCTTCATTAACTAAGGTGTGCAGTTGGTCAATAAGTATTTCTACAGCATCCATCAGAAAATCGGAATCTTCTTGATACTCCATTGGTTTACCTAAGTACAACTCATCTATTATATAGGTGACCTTCCTACTTGTCAACCCCAAAATTCTTGACAAACCACTCTGCGTCCACAACCACTAGAGGTTTCTTACGATTCTTTTTCATGAAGAGTATAGGTTCGTGGTCTCCTGAGTTTGCTTCTGCCTGTGCGTATGCTTCATATACATTCAACTTCTCTACATTCTTACACTCAATACTGAATGGGAATTTCTTTCTGGCATCCCTTGCCATGATTATATCTTCTCCTCCTGCACCCATACTCCTAGACTCAATGTCCTCAGGGTGTACATCACGATGCTCAATGAGCATGTCCCTTACCCATTGCTGAAAGCGTCTGCCCTTTCCTTTAGCACTTTGTGTTTTCAACCTTTATAATCTGTAAATGATAATTTAATTCTTGGCTCGTCTTCAAATAAGATGTCGCCAGACTCCTGCTCAGTTGATGACTGCTCATCATCTAAAGGTGAGTCCCAAGGTTCTCTTTCCATTATTCAATAACGTCCTTATATGATAGGGATGCTGCAGGCTTACTGTATGCTGCCTCAAGATATCTATCTGGGTTTTCCTTGATAGCATCTTCTAATTCTGCAGATAACTCTTTAAGTTGATGTGCTATTTCTTTGATTCTATTGTAGTCCATATTTTTTCTTAAAGAAAAGGAGACCATAGGGTCTCCTGTATTATACATGTTATTTCTCTGTTTGTCTAGGGTCAAACAGATTCCAGTTATTCATATTGAATGGTTGTAAATATACCCATTTTGCGTAATGGATGCCCCTGTAACATAGCATTGCGAATACTCGCTCAGGGTCGTGTTTCTCAGGATCATACTCTGGTAAATCTGATGTAGCACCCCAGCTAAAATGGATTCTTAGCATTGTCTTATACCCTTAACGCTTGAAGAAGGCGAACCTCTCCGTAGATTAAAGTCAAAACAACTGCGATTCCAAGAGAAATTTCTGCAACTACTTGCATACTGCCTCCTTGTTTACTGGGACTCCTCGATACACGAGTTCCTTTTTGTTATTCACGATTTGCTTAGGACGATTTGTGTCGTACTGAACTCCTCTGTATGTGACTTGTGCCATTTGGTTTTCTCCTAAAGTAATTGGGTGGTTTAATTCCCGTTCCTTCAGTCGGCTTTTGCGTCCCTACAATTTAAACCATATGTCTCACCGAAATCATAGTAAATATCGATAACTTCCTGTCTATCTTCATCGCTAATGTCTGGATAGACCCTAGCACGATTGACAAGAGTGTCGATGTCTGCACATGATACTGTAATTACAGTGGCAATTAAAGTTTCAATCATAAGGATGAACGATTCCGTTCCGAGTCGGCTTACTTGCGTCCAATGATGTAAGTGTTGCACTCACCTTCAACCTTTGTCCTAAAGTAATCTATAAGATACTCTTGAGCATCGGGTGTATGATTCGGATTACTCAAAATCTCTACCCTCTGGTTATTCCATTCCTGACATGACATTTGCCAATGGTAACTGTTATGCTCAGAAATGAGAAGTGCTAGTGCTAAACTTTCCATTTGGATGAACGTGTGGACATCATAACATATCCACTACTATTTAGCAATCTATTGTAACAAAGACCGTATACGGTATCATTTATTACGTTTTTTTCTTCTTGTTGGTTGATTTGGTAGCTGCTTGTGTCTTTTCAAATCGCTCTTCACCTGTTTCAAAAACTTCAAGTGGTCCCTCATACCATTGGTCAGGTCCAGGCCACGAATGCCTGTCCCACCATCCTTCTTTCTCCTCATTCATATTATTCATAGGTTTATAGTTTGAAACCACTAAATGTATTCTTGTCAACGTCCTGCTTAATACCACCGACAATATAAGATTCTATCTCTGTCTCTTGTGGAGCATTCTGTTGTCCTTTAGAGTTGAGCCAATGCTCAGTCCAAGGTAAAGGATTATTCCTTGCGGGTATATCATACATGGTTTCTAGTCCGATTGCTTTCATGCGTCTATTGGCAACCCACTCGATGTATTGATGCAATAGTTTCTCGTTAAGACCTATCATGCTACCGTTAGAGAAGAGGTAGTTTGCCCAGTCTTTCTCTTCGTTAACTGCATTGGCAAACATCTGACGCACATTCTCTTTCTCTTCTTGTGCAATCTGTTGCATGTCAGGGTCATCACCCTTCTTCCATTTGTAAAGTATCTTCTGTGTCAACGCAAGGTGTTGTGATTCGTCTCTTGCAATAAGGGATATGATCTTAGCTGACCCTTCCATAAGCTTGAGCTCACCGAATGCGAAAGAGCAAGCAAAACTAACGTAAAAACGAATACCTTCAAGGATGTTGACATTGGCAATAGCTCTATAAAGTTTACGTTTGACATCCCTAAGTGTCCACTCTGCAGTAGGGGAATCTTTCCAACTCTTTTTCCAAAAGTTGCTATCTGCATACTCACCAACGACCTCAAGGAATTCATCATATGCTTTGGTCACTGACTTAGCACGAGCAATAATCTTCTCGTTATCTAATACAGTATCAAAGACTTCACCTGGGTCTGGATATACATTCTTAATTATATGTGTGTATGAGCGTGAATGTATCTGCTCCATAAATTGCCAGACACCCATGCAACCTTCCAACTCAGGTAGTGAGCAGTAAGGAGAGAATGCCATCCCAGGTCCACGACCCTGCACAGAGTCTAATAGGATTTGATATTTTAAATTAGAAGTATAGATGTGCTTCTGTTGCTCGGTCAGTGTCTTATAGTCTGACCTATCCTTTTGTAAGGAGACTTCTTCTGGTCTCCAAAAATATCCTAATTGTGTCTGGGTTAATTTATCAAAGTCTGGATACTTATATTCATCGTATCTCTGCATCCCTAAGGGTGCACCAAAAAACATTGGTTGCTTTTTGGTATCGGTTTTATTTTCGTTGAATACCGTTACGCTCATGTGTTTTGCCATTTAAACTTTACAACTATCACAGTCTTCTTCTGACTCTGTGCCATGAAGAATTTCATTAATTAATTGCTCTGTCTTTGCAGCATCTGCATCGACATCTTTCTTATTATCGTATGTATTTTGATAGTATGATGTTTTCCAACCGTATTTGTATGTTGTTAATAAGTCGTTTGCCATTACAGACACAGGCACTTCATTATCTGGATAGTTTTCTGGATTGTATGACCAGTTTCCACTGATTGCTTGGTCAAAAAACTTCTGCATGATAGCAGTCACGTTAATGTATCCCTCGTTACTAGGCATGTCCCACAGGAGCGTGTAATTATTCTTGTAAGTTGTAAACTGTGGTACAATCTGCTTAAGAGGTCCCTTCTTGGATTTCTTAATGGACAAGTAGTCTCTAGGTGGCTCGATTCCATTGGTTGCGTTTGACACAACGGAGCTAGATTCCGATGGCATTTGTGCGGACAGAGTGCTGTGCCTGAGTCCCCATTCGGCAATGTCATCGCGTAAAGAATCCCAATCATACTCGAGTGATACTGTGACTAATTCATCGACTTCCTCTTTATATGTATCTATTGGAAGGATTCCATCAATGTATTTTGTGCGATGGAAAGCATCACATGCACCCTTCTCTTTAGCAATGTTATTAGATGCTCTAAGTAGATTGTATTGGAAGGATTCAGTTAGTTTATGAGTGAGGTCATACGCTTCTTGACTATCATATTTCACACCATTCTTTGCGAAATAATGTGCTAGACCAATGAAACCTATACCGAGTGACCTACGTGCCAACGTAGAGCGTCTCGCTGCAGGTACAGGATACTCTTGATAGTCAATCAATTCTTCTAGTGCTCTTACTGTAAGGTCACATAGATTCTCCATCTCACTGAGGTTACGAAGTTTACCTACGTTGATAGCAGATAGAATACACAAAGCAATCTCACCATCCTGACTATCGATATGATTGATAGGGTCAGTAGGTAGAGTAATCTCTTGACATAGGTTACTCATGTTGACTTTGTCTTTGAATGATGAATGACTATTACAGTGGTCAATATTCATCAGGTATAGACGACCAGTCTCTGCTCTCTCCTTAAGTAGGTCTAGGATTAATCCTTGAGCACTGACTCGTTTGGAGGGGATGTCTGGATTAGATTCGTAACTGCAATATAACTCATCAAACCTATCGGTCCCAAAACTCTCATACAAATCAGGAACATCATGAGGGGAAAAAAGCGTGATTTCTTTATCTTCGATAAAACGTTCATAGAATAACTTGGATAATTGAATTGAATAGTCTAGTTTTCTGACACGATTATCCTCAGTCCCTTTGTTATTCTTAAGGACGATGATATCTTCTATCTCTTGATGCCAGATTGGGAAGTGGACTGTCGCGCTTCCACCTCGAATGCCATTTTGAGTGCAGCATCGGACAGTTGCCTCAAACTTTTTGAGGAAAGGGACAACACCTGTGTGCTGCACTTCTCCACCCCTGATTTTAGCGTTGATGCCACGGATTCTACCCGCGTTGATACCGATGCCCGCCCTTTGTGCAACATAGTAGCCAATAGCCATGTCACTGCTAAAAATGCTATCGAGGGTGTCATCAACATCAACAAGAACACAGCTTGCAAATTGTCTGAGTGGCGTCCTAACACCCGCCATAACTGGAGTAGGAATGTTGATTTTGTGTGTGCTGATTGCTTCGTAGTATCTTCTGACATATTCTAACCTTGTGTCTTTAGGGTATTTGGAAAACAATGTAGCAGCAATCATGATATACATCTGTTGAGGTGTCTCAAACAGGTAACCTGTGCTTCTATCTTGTACCAGATATTTATCGCATACTTGTCTCAAGCCTGCGTATGTAAACAAATAGTCTCTGTCGTGGTCAACATAAGACTCTATCTCTTCCCACTCTTCCTCAGTATATACTGTGAGTAATTCTTCATCATACATACCATGGTCTACACACTTACAAATATGATTGTAAAGTATAGGAGGTTTGTCTGGGTGGTATCCGAAGACTGCTTTCCTAAGACCAAACAGTAACAACCTTGCTGCAACATATTGATAGTTAGGAGTGTCTAATGATATCAAATCATTAGCAGAGCGTATTAGAATCTCTTGGATGTCTTCTGTCTTAATGCCATCGTAGAATTGTATTCCACTATTCATCTCTACTTGAGATGATGACACACCCGCAAGGTCTTCGCATGCTAACTCAACCATTGCGTGTACTTTGTCGAGATTTAGGGACTCGACAGACCCATCTCGTTTAACAACACTGATTCCGTTGCTCATACTTTCTTCCAGTCTGTAAATTTAATTTGTGCTTCTAACCCTGAGTAGGTGTTTGATTTTATTATAGCATAGGGATTCTCCCCTGCTAATACCATATCATTAATGTCCTTCTGAATTAAATTCTTAGGCCAAATAACGATAGACTCTTTTGATTGGATACAAGATTGCATTCGTTGTACAATCTGTTTGTTTCTTGGTTCGTTGTCGAAGACCCAAATCCGTAAATCATATTGTAGATTCCGATGGTCGACATCGCTCCCACACATAGCAATAGCGTTGGGAAGAAAGCAGGAGTCAAAGGGACCTTCCGTGACATAAACGGTTTCGTTTTTTTCAATTTTGTCTTGTCCAAATAATTTTAATTGGTCATCAAACATTACGGTGATGTACCGTAAGTCTGTATACTTCTCCAAAGAGCGACCCTGCACTCCAAACCACGTACCATCATCACTAATGAGTGGGATAAT